ATCAAGTTCCGGGGCATGGCTGTTCGTAAGTTCTGAGGCTGACGTTAGCGGCTAACGTGTTGTTGCGCTGGTGCTTACGCTCGGCGTTCGTGTTCAAAAGAGGTTCAAAACGATGGGCGGTAAGGGGTCAGGCGGGGCGCGGCCTGGATCGGGGCCGAAGCCGAAGCTGAAGGGGATCAACGGCGGTGCGTCGGTGCCTGCGGTGGAGACGCGAACGTTGCTGCCGTCGACGAACAGCGATGCCGGCGGGGCCGAACCGCTGGCGGCCGAGTGGGCCGCGCCAGACGACTTGACGGCCGACGAGCGAGCGGTGTGGCTGAAGCTCGCCCCGCACGCGGTGGCGCGGCAGACGCTGACGAAGGCGACGGCGTTCCAGTTCGAGCTGCTGTGCCGAAACGTCGTGCTCGAGCGGGCGCTCTCGCAGGACGCCGAGACGCGCGGGACGGCGAACCATCGCGGGCTCATCCAGCGGATCGATGCCGAGCTCCTGCGCTTTGACCTGGCGCCGAACGGGAAGCCGCACGGGGCGGTGCCGGGGACGGTGCAGAAGCCGAAGTCGAAGCTCGAGCTGCTGAATGACCGGCGGAAGGGCCTGCATGCGGTCGGGTAGGTTCACGCATCGCGTGGACCGCTACGCCGAGGCGGTGCTCGACCGGGCCATCCTGGCCGGGCCGTACGTGCGGCTGGCGTGTGAGCGGCATTTCCGCGATCGCGCGCGGGCCGAGGGCGGTGGGTGGTTCCAGTTCTCGACGGCGTTCGCGGACCAGATCCTCGACTTCTACGAGGGCGTGCTGCGGCTGCCGGATCTGGTCGACGAGTTCGGGGATCCGCAGCCGTTCCGGCTCGACGTCGGGTCGGGCTTCTGGGCGTTCGTGCTCGGCTCGGGGTTCGGGTGGGTGGACCGGCAGGGCCTGCGGCGGTTCCGTGAGTGGTTCATCGAGACGGGCAAGGGCAGCGCGAAGACACCGGTGCTGGCGGGCGTGGGGCTCTACGGGCTGACGTCCGACGGCGAGCGCGCGGCCGAGATCTACGCCGCGGCCGCCGACCAGGATCAGGCGGGCATCATGTTCCGCGACGCGGTGCGGATCGCGAAGGCGTCGCCGGACCTCGACGAGGTGCTGGAGTACGACGGCGGGTCGCACATCTGGCAGATCCGCCACCCGGAGTCGCTGTCGTTCTTCAAGACGTTCTCGCGGGAGAGCGGCCAGAAGTCGGGCACCCGGCCGCACATGGGCCTGCTCGACGAGTTGCACGAACACCCGTCGCACGATACGTCGGTGAAGGTGCGCGCTGGCGCGAAGCGGCGCCCGCAGCCGCTCTTCGCCGAGATCACGAACAGCGGGTTCGACCGCACGTCGATCTGCTGGCAGCGCCACGAGCACGCGCGTCGCGTGGTCGAGCAGACCGTTGACGACGAGCGGCTCTTCGCCTACGTGTGCGCGCTCGACGAGGGCGACGACCCGATGGCGGATCCGTCGTGCTGGCCGAAGACGAATCCCTACCTCGGCGTGACGGTCACCGAGGACTATCTGCGGCGACAGGTCGAGAACGCGAAGAACATCCCGGCCGAGACGAACGGCGTGCTGCGGTTGAACTTCTGCGTGTGGACGCAGGCGAACGAGCGGTTCTTCGACGCCGCGAAGTGGCAGGCGGGCGCGGGAATGCCGAGCGAGGCCGAGCTCGCGACGGCGACCTGCTACGCCGGCATCGACGCCGGCCAGTCGGACGACATCTCAGCGTTCGCGCGGCTGTGGCTCCTCGACGACGGGCGCGTGGCCGTGAAGATGCGCTACTGGCTGCCGCGGGCGGCGCTCGAGAAGTATCCGGAACGGCCGTACGCGCAGTGGGAGGCGTCTGGCCTGCTGACGGTCACCGACGGCGACGTCGTCGACTACGAGGCGATCGAGCAGGCGGTCGAGACGCTGTGCCGGGAGTCGGGCGTGCTGCAGTGCGGCTTCGACAAGCGGTTCCTCGGGCAGATGTCGCAGCGCCTGGCCGGCGCCGGGCTGTCGATGGTGGACATCCCGCAGGGGTTCCACCTGAACGAAGCGATCAAGCGCGTCAGCGAATGGGTGGCCGGCGGTGAGTTGTGCCACGGCGGCGACCCGATCCTCGCGTGGATGGCCGACAACGCGGTCGTGAAGTTCGGGCGGAATAAGGAGATGCGCCTCGACAAGGAGGCGTCGAAGGACAAGATCGACGGCATCGCGGCGCTGGTGATCGCGGCGCGGCTGGTGACGCTGCAGGAGCCGGAGCAGCCGTCGGTCTACGAGACACGGGGACTGGCCACGCTATGACCGTGCGCGATCAGATGCGGGACGCCTACCGCCGATCGGGGCTGCGTCTGTGCGACGTGGCGTCGCGGTCCGGCGTGAGCGAGTCGACGGTGCTCAACATCTTCCGCGGGCGCAACGTGTCGACGTCGAATCTGTTCGCTGTGGCGGCCGTGATCGGCCTGCGTCAGATCGACCTCGCGCCGCAACATTCTGCGGTCCCACCGCAACCTCTTACGTAGCACGGCCCACCCGCTGGACCCACGCTTGTCGTGGCGTGTTGGCAGACGTCTATCTCTACGCGGGATTCGCGATCGCCCTTGTCGGGCTGTACCTGACATCGGGGCTTGGAGTGACTTGTCTCGTCGGCGGCGCCGTGCTGTTCGTGGCGGGGGGGCTTCAGTCACGGGTGGGTAGGTGAATCCGTTTCGGCAGCTGTTCGAGCGGAGGAGCGTCAGCAGCTCACACGAGCTGTGGGAGGCGCTGACGCGCGGGTATCGCAGCCTCGCGGGCGTAGACGTCACCGAGTCGACGGCCATGCAGGTGGCGGCGGTGGCGTCGTGCGTGCGGCTGATCTCGGCCGATCTGGCGTCGATGCCGGTCGACGTGATCGAGCGCGTGTCGGAGCGCAACCGCCAGCCGGCGGTGAACCACCCGCTACGCCGGGTTCTTTCACAACCGAATAGCTGGCAGACCTGGGCGGAATGGCTCGGGATGGCCGGGGCGCATGTGCTGCTGCGCGGCAACGGCTACAACCTGATCATCCGCGACTCGGCGACGTCGAACGGGTCGGCGCAGGTGCGCGAGCTGGTCCCGCTGCATCCCGATCAGGTGACGGTCGAACAGGCGAAATTCCCGAATCTCGGGCTGACGTACACCTGGACGCCGCAGAACGGCGGGATGCCACTGACGTTCCCGGCCTCGCAGGTGCTGCACTTCCGGAACTTCACCACCGACGGCATCACCGGGCGCTCGGTGCTGAAGGACGCGCGCGACACGTTCGGGGTCGCGCTGGCCACGCAGCAGCATGCCGCGTCGTTCTGGAGCCGCGGCGGCTTGCCGACCGTGGTGCTCTCGCACCCGAAGACGCTCAGCGATAAGGCGAAGAAGTCCCTCGAAGATCATTTCATCGCGACCTACGGTGGCGGCGCGGATAAGCGCCACGTCGCCGTGATCGAGGAAGCGATGGAGATCAAGACGCTGTCGGTCAGCCAGGCCGACACGCAGTTCCTCGAAACGCGCCAGTTCTCGCGCAGCGAGATCTGCGGGCTGTTCCGGGTGCCGCCGCACATGATCGGCGACACCGAGAAGTCGACGAGCTGGGGCACGGGCATTGAGCAGCAGGGCATCGGCTACGTCACGCACACGCTGCTGCCGCTGATCGTGGCGTTCGAGCAGCGCATGAACCGCGACTTGCTGATCAACCGCGATCGCTTCGGCATCAAGTTCTTCCCGCAGGCGCTGATGCGCGGCGATTCGACGGCGCGTGGGCAGTTCTACTGGCAGATGCGCCAGATGGGTGCGATGAGCGCGAACGACGTGCGGGCGTTCGAGGACATGAACAGCATCGAGGGCGGCGACATCTACCTGCAGCCGTCCAACCTGGTGCCGCTGGGGTTCACCCCGGAGACGCCGAAACAGCAGACGGGAGCGGTGGCGTGAAGCACGAAACGATCTACGTGCCGTTCGAGTTCAAGGCGGCCGGCAGCGACGCGCAGTCGATGACGTTCGAGGGCTACGGCTCGGTGTTCGGCACCGTCGACAGCTACGGCGACACGATCGCGAAGGGCGCGTTCAAGGGCTCGCTGAAAGAGTGGAAGGCCAAGGGCAAGCTGCCGAAGCTGCTGCTGCAGCACGGCGGCGGGTTCATGGGCGGCGCCGACGACATGGTGCCGATCGGGAAGTGGGAGGAGATGCGCGAGGACGACCACGGGTTGTTCATGCGCGGCCGCCTCTTCGACATCGACACCGATCGCGTGAAGGCGACCTACGCGGCCATGAAGGAGGGCGAGCTCGACGGGCTCTCCATCGGCTTCAACACGCGAAAGTCGAAGCGCGACGAAGAGACCGGAGTCCGGACGCTGACTGAAGTCAGCCTCTGGGAAGTGTCGTTGGTGACGTTCCCGGCCAACGACCCGGCGCGCATCTCGGACGTGCGGTCCGAGGGCGAGCTGCCGACGGAGCGGGAGATCGAGCGGTGGCTGCGGCGGGAGGTCGGGCTCACCGAGATGCAATCGAAGACCGTGATCGCCAAGGGTTATCGACAGGTGCGGCGGGAGGCCATGCCATCTGGAGAGACCTGCGACGAGGAACTGCTGGCGCTGGTGAATCGGCGCACAGCTCTCATCACAGGAGCACAGAGACATGGAACCGAATCTGTCGGACGTGAAGTCCGCAATCGAGTCGGGTAACCGACTTTTCGAAGAGTTCAAGCAGACCGTCGAGACCCAGATCGCCGAGATCAAGACGAAGGGCTCGGCAGACCCGCTGCTCCAGCAGAAGCTGGACAAGCTGAACGCGGCGATGGAGCAGCACTCGTCGCTGAACGAGAAGCTGATCGAGACCCGTGCGATCGTCGATCGCCTGGCCACGATGGGCCTGCAGGCCGAGGGCAAGGGCGCCGACGATCAGAAGGCGCTGAAGAAGTTCAACGGAGAGCTGAAGGCGCACGCGATGGCGGCCGGCCGCGCGTTCACGCCCATCGACGCCGCGGGCTTCAAGGCGTACAACGAGGCGTACGACACCTTCCTCCGCAAGGGCGCCAACGACCTGACCGACGTCGAGAAGCGTGCGCTGAGCGTCGGCAACGACGTGCAGGGCGGCTACCTCGTGTCGCCGGATGCGACGGGCCGGATCGTGGCGCGCGTCTACGAGACGTCGCCGATTCGCCTCTACGCCGCGCAGCAGACCATCTCGACCGACGCCCTCGAAGGCGCCGTCGACCTGGACGAGGCGTCGGTCGGCTGGGTGTCGGAGCTGGGCACGCGCTCGGGGTCGACCGAGCCGGGCGTGCCGAAGCCGTGGCGCATCCCCGTGCACGAGGCGTACTCGGAGCCCCGCATCTCGCAGAAGCTCGCCGAAGACGCGAACGTCGACGTCGTGGCCTGGCTGGCCAAGAAGGTGGCCGACAAGTTCGCCCGCCTCTACAACGCGGCGTTCGTCACCGGTGACGGCGTCGGCAAGCCGCGCGGCTTCGCCAGCTACACCTCGGCGGCCACCGCGGACGCGACGCGCACCTGGGGCGTGTTCGAACACGTCGCGACCGCCAACAACGGCGCGTTCGCGGCCGACCCCGGCGCGATCAACTCGTTCCTGAGCCTGATCCACGCCACGAAGGATCACATCGCGGCGAAGGGCGCGTTCTACATGAACCGGACCACGGTCGGCTACGTCCGGTCGAAGACGGACGCGTCGAGCGCCGGCAAGTTCATCTTCATCCCGTCGTTCCAGGCCGGCATGCCAGACCAGATCATGGGCTACCCGGTGCGTCGCCTGCAGGACATGGCGACCTACTCGACGACCGACGCGCTCGCCATCGCCTTCGGCGACATGGAAGAGTGCTACCAGATCGTCGACCGCCTCGGCCTGACCACGCTGGTCGATCCCTACACCGCCAAGCCGTACATCAAGTACTACACGCGCGGTCGCGTGGGCGGCGACGTCCTCAACTTCGAGGCGCTCAAGTTCATCAAGTTCGGCTCGTAAGGCCGAGGAAGAGACGAGGACATCATGCGAGACGGACTGAGCAACAAGCGCATCCGGCCCCTGATTGCGCCGGCGGCCGCAGTGACCGACAACACCGCGTTCGTGTCGAGCATCATCGACTGCCAGGGCTACGACAAGGTGACCCTGATCGTCGTGACCGGCACCAACGCCGACGCCGACGCCACGGTGACGGCTCTGCTCGAAGAGGCCGACGCGTCGAACATGTCGGGCTCCAACGCGGTGGCCGACGACGACATGGTCACGATGACCCCCGGCACGGCGCCGGAGGCCGCGGCCAGCTTCACGTTCGCCGACGACGGCGAGACGCGGGCGATCGGCTACGTGGGCAGCAAGCGGTACATCCGCCTGACCATGACGCCGGCCAACAACACCGGCAACCAGTTCCTCGCCGGTGTGGCGGTGCTGGAAGGCAAGTCGCCGGCCAACGCGACGCTCGCGGCTTCGGCCAACTAGGGCGGCCGATGACGGTGCGGATCCTCAGCCCGCTGGCCATGGCCAACGCGGGCACCACTCGGATGCTCCACGTCGGGCAGGTGTACGACTTGCCCGACGTGGTCGCCGAGCGTTTCATCGCTCGCGGGTGGGCCTCGGTCGAGGCCCCCCGCGAAGTCGCGGCCATGGCGCCGCCGGAGTCCGGCCGTATGCGGAGGGCCCGGTGACGTCACGCCGCACCGCCGATCCGGCCGAGGCGCCGATCGATCTGGCGCTCCTGAAGGAGCACCTGCGGATCTCGTCGACGGATCAGGCGAACGTGCTGCCGCTCTACCTCGACGCGGCGGTGGCGTGGGTGGAGACCTACACCGGCCGCCCGCTGATGCGGCAGACGTGGCGGGTGACGCAGCCGGGATTCGCGGCGCGGACGTGGCTGCCCTACGCTGCGCCGTTCGTGGCGATCTCGAGTGTCACCTACTACGACACGGCGAACGCCTCGCAGACGCTGGCGTCGTCGGTCTACGCGGTGGCGACGGACGAAGAGCCGGCCTGCCTGCGGTTGGCCTACGGCCAGGTGTGGCCGAGCGTCTATGACCGCGAGGACGCCGTCACGGTGACCTACACGGTCGGCTATGCCACGGCGGTCGAGGTGCCGGCGGCGCTGCGTCAGGCGGTGCTGCTGCTTGCCGGGCACTTCTACGACAACCGCGAGGCGGTGCTGGTCAGCGCGATCAGCAAAGAGATCGAGTTCGCGGTGACGGCGCTCTGCGCGCCCTACCGCCTGTTCCTGAGGTCGCCGGAATGCTGAGGTCACGTCGAGCCGGCGAGCGGCGCCATCAGGTGACGCTGCAGCGCGTCAGCGGGCGCGTGGCCGCGGGCGAGGGGCATCAGGACACCTGGAGCACCTACGGCACCGTGTGGGCCTCGGTGGTCCCGGTGGAGGTGTCCGCGGTCGAACGCCAGACGGCGAACACGCTGCAGGTGCCGATCACGCATCTCGTGGAAATCGACTACCGCAACGACGTGCGCGCCGCGCATCGGGTGGTGCTGCACGGGCGGTATCTCTACATCCGCGGCTTGCAGAACGTCGACGAGCGGAACGTGACGTGGCAGTTGTCGTGCGAGGAGCGGGTCCAGTGAGCGCGGGCTTCCAGTTTGAGGGCTTCGACGATCTCTCGCGGGCGCTGGAGGCGCTGCCGGAGGATCTGTCGCGCCGTGAGCTCGCCCCGGTCGTGCGCAGCCACTCTGAGGGGCTGGCGACCGATCTCCGCTCGGCCTACGACCAGGGCGGCACGGGCACGCTGGCGGCGCGCGTGGTCGTCGAGCCCGGTCGCGATCTGCGCGGCCTGCGCATGAAGGTCCGCAGCAAGGCGCCGCACGCCCATCTCTACGAGTACGGCACGGTGCAGCGGTTCACCGCGGGCACCGGCGCCAACCGCGGCACGATGCCGGCGCGGCCGACGTTCATCCCAACCGCGATCCGCTGGCGCGAACGCATGAAGCGCGCGACGAAGACAGTGCTGCAGAGCCTGCGCGTGCCGGGCTTCCACGGGTCGCCGGAGGTGCGCGAGTCATGAGCGCGCTGGTCGATACCGCGGTGACGAACGCGCTGAAGAACGACGCCACGCTGAGCGCGCTGGCGCCCGGCGGCATCTACCGCGACGTCGCGCCGGAGGCGGTGGTGACGTCGGCAGTGTCGGACCCGTCGCAGGTGTTCGGGATCATCACGCTGCAGAGCGAAGTGCCGCAGGATGCTTTCGACAACAAGCCGCTGGACGAGACGCGGCTGCTGGTGAAGTTCGTGTCGCCGTCGACGAGCTCCGTCGGCGCGCAGGCGGCGCTCGACCGCGCCGTGGCGGTGCTCGAGGCGCTGTCGGGGACGGTGGTGTCCGGGTTCGCCATCACCTGCTCGAAGCGCGCGGAGCGGATGGCCTACGTCGAGAACGACGGCCCGGTGTTCTGGCAGCACCGCGGCGTCTCCTGGCTGGTGGTGAGCAGCCCCGCGTCATGAAGCCGCTGAGGCTCCTCGTCGTGCACCCTGGGGCGTCGTGGAGCACCGCCGACGTTGAGGCGGGCCTGCTGTACGGCCTGAAGGGCCATCCCGTGCAGGTCATCGGCTACGCGCTCGACGGCCGCATCACCGGTGCCACGACGTGGCTGATGGGCGCGTGGCGCCGGAAGAAGAAGGAAGGCGTCGATCTGCCGCGGCCGACGCAGGCGGACATCCTCTACCAGGCCGGGATGGGCGTGCTTGAGCGGGCGCTGCGCCATCAGGTGGACGCGGTGCTCGTGGTGTCGGGGATGTATCTGCACCCGGACGTGGTCGTGCTGATGCGCCGGGCGGGCCTGCTCGTGACGGTCCTGATGACCGAGTCGCCGTACGACATGGAGCACGAGCTGAAGATGGCGGCGCTCGTGCACGGCGTCTGGACGAACGAACGCAGCGCCGTCGAGGCGTTCCGGTCGGTGTGCCCGAACGCGGCGTACTTGCCGCATGGATGGCACCCGGAGCGGCACAAGGCGGGCCCGCAGCCGGGCGATGAGAACGTGCGCGCCCACGATGTCGTGTTCGTCGGGTCGGGCTTCGCGGAGCGGGTGCAGTGGTTCCGCGCGATCGACTGGACCGGCATCGACCTCGGGCTCTACGGGAACTGGGATTGCCTGAGCAGCCGCGACAAGCTGCGGCAGTTCGTATGCGGCCGCGAAACGGACAACCCGACCGCCGCGGCGCTGTATCGGCGCGCGAAGATCGGCCTGAATCTCTACCGCCAGTCGAAGGGCTTCGGCAAGGCGGCCCCGCGCATCGCGCCGGGCTCCGCGCAGTCGCTCTCCCCGCGGGCTTACGAGCTCGCGGCGTGTGGCGTGTTTCATCTCAGTGAAGCCCGAGCGGAAGTGCGCGAGGTGTTCGGCGACGCGGTGCCGACCTTCACGTCGCCCTCGGAGGCCGCGGCCCTGATCCGCGCCTGGCTGGTCGACGACGTCGGCCGCCAGCGGATCGCCGCATCCCTTCCGGCCATGGTGGCCGAGTCGTCCTGGTCGCATCGCGCTACTCAGGTCATGGCAGATCTCACCGCGCTGGTCGACGCACGTCGGCAGCGTGTGGCCTGAGGAGTTCGAGCAATGGCGAAGTATCACGGTCAGAACGCGCGGATCTACATGAGCACGAGCGGCGCCGGCACGGCCGCGTCGGTCGGCGGGCTCTCGAGCTGGTCGCTCGACATGCCGACCGACAAGGTCGAGGTGACGGCGTTCGAGGACACCAACAAGACGTACGTGCCGGGCAAGAAGGATCTGTCGGGCGAGTTCTCGGGCTTCTGGGATGACGGCGTCGACACGCTGTTCCAGGCCGGCGACTCGACGACGGCCGTGAAGATCTACATCTACCCGTCGAAGGACGCCGCCACCAAGTACTGGTACGGCACCGCGTGGGTCGATGCGTCGATCGAGGGCAGCACGGATGCCGCCGTGGCGGTGTCGTGCAGCTTCCAGGCGGCGTCGAGCTGGGGTCGCCTGTAGACCATGGCCTTTCACCTGAAGGGGCGGGGCGGCGCGATCCGGGTCGGCTACCAGGTAGCCGCGACCCTGGGCGCGTATGCCCTGTCTCCGTCAGGGCCCGGCGAGTGGAACGTGGAGGCGTCGGTCGCAACGGCCGACGCCTTCTGGCTCTCCCAACCGGCCGCGCAGACGCTGGAGCTGGCAGTCGGCCAGCAGCGGTGGATCTGGCGCGGTGTCGCGTTGGCGGTGGATGGC